CAACAGATCAACGGCATCACCGCGGTCTCCCGGCAACAGATCCTGGAACAGGCCATCGCGACCCTGTACCGCCAGAACCCCGACATCGCGGTGCAGCCTGGGTCGGTGGTCCGGGACATCTTCCTCGACCCGTTCACCACGGAGGCCGAGCGACTGCGCTTGCTCCTGGACTACGTGTACCGGGCAAGCTCGTTTGACACGCTCCTCCTGGTGGACGACCCCAGCGGTTCAGGGGTGTCCATCCCGCCAGCAAATTCTGGGTACAAGACCGCGCTGGCGGCGGCGCTGTTCTACTCGAACGTGGCCGACGTGCAGAACGTCATCGACGGGAGCTTCGACAAGATCGCGGCCAACTTCGCGGTGACCCGTCTCGCGGGGCAGAACTCCGTGGGCGAAGTGCGGTTCTACACCTCGGGCACGCCCACCCAGTCCATCATCATCCCACTTGGGACGGTGGTCACGGGTGGGGGCATTCAGTTCCGCACCACGCGGTCGGCCACCCTGTCTGTCTCGCAGCTTGCTTCGTACTGGAACCCGTCCACACGGCAGTACAGCATCACGGTCCCCATCCGTTCCGCGGCAGTGGGGCGGTCCACCAACGTGGGTGCCCGGCAGATCAACGCCTCGGGTGTGTACGGGATGTCCGTCATCAACGACGCGGCGACCTTCGGTGGCACCGAGGAAGAGTCCAACGCCCAGCTTGCGGCACGGGCACGCACCGCCCTGTCATCCGTGGACACGGGCACCACACAGGGCTACCTCCAGACGGCGGCGGGTGTCCCTGGCACGGTCCAGAACATGGTGGTCCGGGCGGGCGACCCGCTCATGCAGCGGGACTACGACACCGAACTCAAGCGCCACATGGGTGGCAAGGTGGACGTGTGGGCACGCGGGTCCCGCTCTGTGGACGTGACGGACACGTTCGCGTTCACCTACGAGCGCCGCAATGCTGTGCAGTTCGTCGCGGTAGGGGACGTGTTCACGTTCCGGGCGGTGAGCGATGAGATCACCTCTGCGAACCCCATCGCCTCGATGCTGGACTACCCGTCCCTTGGCCTGGGTCTGAAGAACGTGACCACGGGCGAGGTGTTTGACCTCACCAATGTCACGTACATCAACTACAACACCATCCAACTGGACGTGACCATCCCGCAGCCGCCGGTCACCCTCACGGACATCATCCTGGGGGATTTCCGGTTCCGTCTGGGTGACCAGCATCTGTTCTCCCGCCAGCCCGTGAACTCCGTGTCGGGTGTCACGGGTGAGGTGATTGGTGCTCTGGACCTGTCCCTGTTCACCCTCATCCACCCGAACTCCCCATTGGGACTCGGGTGCTCGACACAGGCTGGGGACTACCTCCAGATCAACCAGTCCACCGACCCCACCGTGGTGTCTCCCTCGGGCAACCTCATCACGGTGACGGACGAGCTCCACCTCCTCACGGGGTTCTACCAGGAGTTCCTGTACAATCTCGGGGCGGACACCCTGTCCATCGTGGTGACCAACCAACTGGGCACGGTCACCTACAAGGGTCCGTTCGACCCCAGCGGGTCTCCCGACTACACGGTCATCGAGGGCACCTCGACCACTGCCGCGGGGATCAAGCGCACGACTACGAGTGCCATCGCGGACGGCGAAACGGTGCTGATCTCGTATGTGTACTACGAGAACTTCACGGTCACCTACCAGACCAACTTGGTGACCTCGGTGCTGCAACAGTCCCTGGACGACATGGCCCACGCCACGGCCAACGTCCTTGCCAAGCAGGCGGTCCTTACCCCTGTGGACATCACCGCGACGGTGATCCTCAAGAAGGGTGCGGACCGCACCAACACGGACATCGCCCTCCGCAACAATCTCCAGTACCTCGTAGGTACCCTCAAGCTGGGTGACCCGATGCGTAGGTCTGACGTGATCGGGGAGATGGACAACACCACTGGGGTCTCCTACGTGGTGGTGCCTCTCACCAAGATGGTGCGAGCACCGGGGTACCAGATCGTGCGGAACGACCTGACTACCTCGTCCTTCGGTGACGCTTTCCGAGTGGACGCTTGGTCGAACACCTCGTCCGCCGTGTGGCTGGTCATCCAAAGTCTCGACGCCCCCACCTCCACGGGCGGCGGGGACACCAGCATGTTCCGCGGGGTGTACCAGGACGATGGGGAGATGGCCCTGCAACTCACGGCACCGCAGAACCTCGGGATGGTGCCCAACCAAGCCTACATCATTGGCAGTGGTGGGCTGGCAATCCCCGGGTATGGGACGACACCCGTCAAGAACTGTGTGTTGGTGTCCCTCCCCATCGGGGATGCACCGTCCAATCACACGTACTGGTGTACCTACATCACCGCGGAGGACACGGGCGACCACGACATCGACCCGAACTCGATGGAGTACTTGGTATTGGGTGATGTGCAAATTACGTTTGACGAGGATAGATAGCTTATACCTCCCGGAGGGTATGCGGTTCCTCTACGACGGTCACGCCAATGAGGGTGGGATCTACCAGATCACCAACCAGATCAACGGTCGGTTCTACATTGGCAGCACTTGTCAGTTCAAGGTGAGATGGGCAACCCATCGCCGTGAGCTTCTCAAAGGGAATCACTGTAACGCATTTCTCCAGAACGACTTCAACAAGTGCGGGGCAGATGCGTTCGTTGTCGAGGTGCTGGAGGTGATCCCAGACAGAGGCTCCCGCCTCTCTGCTGAAGGTGCGTTGATTCACCAGCACTTCGGAAAAGGGTGTTACAACCTCGAACCCGAGGTAGGCCCACACTCTCCTGTGAACTCACGGCCCCGGAGACCACACACAGAGGCAACCAAGGAGAAGATCCGTCAGGCCAAGCTGGGTAGGAAACTCCCCCCAGAGGCCGAGGCACAACGTGTAGATGCTGTCCGGGCATCCATGGCAAAACTGAAGGCCACTGGTGCCACTCAGACATGGGGGGCATCCAAGCGTGGGGTGCCCCGTACTGAAGAAGCCAAGGCCAAGATGCGGGAGTCCGTTGAGCAGCGCCGACAGAATGGGACACTGGTTCTGTCCCCGGAGCAGAGGGATCACCTTCGTCAGATCAACCTTGGGAAGGTCTACGGCCCGCGTAGCGAAGGAACAAAGGCAAAACTGCGGGAGGCTTGGGTGTCACGCCCCAGGGTGGCGACCCGTGGCCCGATGAGTGAGCAGACCAGGGAGAACATCCGGCAGGCCAAACTCGGGAAGCCTCACACAGAGGCGGCTCGGGCCAAGATGTCGGCATCACACAAGGGTCGTCCGTTGTCCGAAGAGACAAAAGCCAAGATGTCCACCGCACGAAAGGGTCAGGGTACGGGCCGACGCCACTCAGATGAGACTCGGGCCAAGATGTCGTCTGCGAGGAAGGGGCGACCGGGACGACCCCTGTCGGATGAAATCAAGGCCAAAATCTCCGCTGCACGGAAAAGCAGGGCTACCAAGCCCCACTCAGAAGAAACACGCGCCAAAATGTCGCTCTCACAGAAAACCCGCAGGGCATCCGAGAAGAGCGGGGCTGCACAGTGACAACACCGATCATCCCTAAGAACCCTGTTCTGTACGGGCTGTACAGGTTCTTCCCGCCGTCGGTCTACGGACCCGCGCCGCAGAACCCGGCTCCCATGGACCTCCATGGACAGGTGGACCGTGCCCGGGTGAAGACCCTGGCAGACCAGATCGTCACCGTCTTCCTGAACTCCCTTCCGTCCAACTATGTCTCCCAGACCAAGGGGCCGTACTACGTCCAGCAGTTCATGGCCGCGGCGGAAGAGCTCGCCCGCGTGCAGGTTCTCCTCAACGACGCCTATGAGGACACGGACTACGACTTCACCCGCCCAGAAGTGCTGTTCCAGTTCCTTGCCACGCTGGTGTTCCCGGACGCGGACAACCAGGGACTGCCCCAGATCGACGGGGACCTCACGTACCGGGAGTTCCTCAAGCGCATGGTGGCACTGCTCCTCCAAGGGAGCACGGCGGTCACCCTGGTGGGTGGTGTTGAAGCCCTCACCGACGCCAACGTCTCTCTCCTGGAGAAGTTCAAGTACCTGAACGACCCGGGTGTGCTCTGGACCATGGCAGACCAGTTCACCTTCGAGGTGGATGTCTCCAAGTTCAACAACACCGGGCCGACCACAGCCCTCCTGGTCACCACCCACTACCACACCGTGACGGTCAGTGTCACGGGTGAGGGCGTGACGGGGGCTGCCGTGTACAGCGCCGGGTCAGGCCCAGAGCACACTCACGACATCACGGACTTCGTGGTGCAAGAGGGCAATGGGACAGGGCAGAACGCCCACACCCACGACCTCATCTCGGCCTTCCCAGACCTCCCGGTCATCCTGCAACGCAACGTGGGGCTGGTTCTCCAGGCGCTGGATCCGGCGAGCACCCTGTACGAGTACCGGAACCTGTTCCGTGAGAACCTCCGTGGGCTCATCACAGACCAAGTGACCCAGGCGGACCTCGAAGCCTACTACTACGAGGACTTCCGCCGAGACTGGTCAGGGGTCAAGGCCATCACGGGCACCAATGGTGTGGTGGGGGCTGACAGGTATCTGTTCCAGGACCCCACGCTGTCCTTCCGGTCGGTGGGGGTTGGGTCAGAACTCGTGGTCCCCGTGACCCCGGCCCCTCTGCCCTCGACATACCTCCCCCGCGAGCATCGCTACAAGGTATCCGCAGTTCTCTCGTTCCCGTATGGTGATGACCCGGTGGCCCGGGCATACACCACGTCCCCGACCGGGCTGACGGGGTCCGTCACGGTGACCAATGGGGCCTTCACGGACACCTCGGTCAACTTCGCCCTGTGCGTCGAGGGGGAGACCCTCACAGTGGCCACCGGACCGAACGCCGGGACGTATCTCCTGGAGACCCTCGTGGGCCTCAATGGAGGCCCCGTGGGGGGCTCAGGTCTCGGGCCTACTACGTCGGTCCGTCCCGCACCCAGCTTCCTCCGGGTGGCCCCCAGGATCATGACTGCGGGCACGTCCATCGCGTACTCGGTGGCGGTGGATCGGCTCGGTGCTCGCACCCCCCAGACGGTCACCAACGAGGACGTGAGCAGTCAGTTCTACGGGGATGGGGTGGCCACGTTCACCACTCTCCTCACCGCCTTGGGTCCACTGGTCAAGGGATGGGGCGACGCCACTCCGGCCAGCACCGCCGACGTGGTGGTGCTGTATGACGGCACCCAGCAGACGGTGAGTGCCGTCAACCCGTACACCGGGGAGATCACGCTGGCCGCGCCCGTCATCAGCTTCGCACCGGGGGCGCACATGGTGACGGTGAGCTACCAGTGGTTCTCGGTGCCAGTCACTGGGATGGCGGGCCTCAACACCAAGGGCCTGACCCTCAACAAGTGGAGCCTCCGTGGTGGGAGGAACACCACTTCACCGACCTACACGGGCTACGGCGGTGGTTTCGCAGGCACCCGGTTCCCAATGGGTGTGACCCTTGGCAGGTTCGCCCGACGGGCACCTATCCTTCAGATCGCCCACCGTTTCATCGGGTTCGAGAAGGGCTACACGGCTGGGCTCAACAGCCCGACAACGATGCTCCTCAACCAGTCACCTGGGAGGGTGTCGGTTCCGTACGCGACGGCAGACGTGACCCCCCAGAACTTCCGCTACGAGGGCAACGCATTCCCGACGGACCCGTGGGTGTCCGTCGGTGGAGTGCAGGGGTTCGTCAACGGCGAGTTCTACACATTGGTTGATAATGTGCCCACTGAGGTGGCTTATTGGAAACGTGACTTTCCATTGCCCACCTCTACCAATGTCGTGATGGCGGCTCGCATCCAGGTGACCGGGTACGTGCCTGACGGGGTGTTCACGGGTGTGGGGTTCGGATTCCACAACAACCAGCGACTGTTCTTCGTGGGTGCGCTCACGGTGACCAACCCGGTGACGGCCACGGCACTGCGCCATGTTGGTGTGCTCCTTCGCCCGGGGAAGCTCTCGGAGCTCACGTCCTGGACGGTGGGTCCAAACGCCTTCGGACAGGTACTCAAGCCCGAGACGGGGGCGACGCTTGGGACGGTGACCGTTCCGACGGCTTCCATCCCCACCCTGTTGAGTGCGGGGGACAAGTTCCAGGTGCTCGAAGGCACCCAGACCGGGGTGTACACGATCACGGACCTCTACCAGTCCAGCACCGGCAACACGTTCCTGGTGGTGTCCCCGATGTTCCCGGCGGACCCGGAGCTCTTCGGCAACCGAGACGTGACGATGTACTTCGACACGGGCTGGGACGACGGTCTGTGTACGTGGCGGCTCTACGCGAACACCCGGAGTCAGTCGGTCTCCCTGGTGTTTGGTGGGAAGTCCGGGTCCACCACGACAGTGGAATCTGGCACCGTGGCATCCCCGGCGTACCTGGGGCCAGACATCCTCCCTGAGGGCTACGGGCGGGCGCTCTGGGGCTCCATCGACCGGCTGGCCACGAACACCACCGTGTGGGACTTCGTGCGGTGTGCCTCGACGCCCGATGGGGCGTACACGTTCTCACGGGGGACCGTGGTGGACACCACCATGTCAGCCGACCCCGAGGACGGGGACTGGTACCTGGAGACGCCCTTTGGCGACTCCCACACCACGGCGGGCACCCTCACCCTCACCAGCACCCCCGCGGACGCTGGGCTGGGCACGTCGTACGGCTACGGCTACACAGACCCATTCCTCAATGGCAGACGGGTCGCGGCGTTTGACGCCAAGTTCTCAGTCGAGCGCGACACGGCGGGTGTCGGTGGTGCGACCCTGGCTCTCCGGGACACTCACCGTGAGGCCCGCCTCGCTACCATCCTGTACCGGGATGATGGTGTGCTCGGCAAAGTGGTCCAAAAGTTGGACACCGTGTCTCTCGTGGGGTCGATCCCGTACTACCAGCAAGGGTGGGACGGGACCGTGGGCGGCAGCGCCTCCCCGAACGGCCCGGAGATGTTCCTCACGGGTGACGGCACCTCTTGGGACATGGCCCGGGTGCTCACCCCGTACTACTCCCCGTGTGTGGGACGGTTCCTGGAGTTCCGCCTCGCGGTCACCGACTACACCCTTGGTGGTACCGGGCGCACTGGTCTGCTGTTTGCGGCGGATTTCAGCACCGTCGCAGCCTACCTGGAGTTCCGCGGTGGGAGCTTGGTCATGTCCAATGCCCCCGGGGGAGGTGCCATCGTCATTGTCACCATCCCTTGGGACGACGGTGTGGAGCGGACGTACCGGCTGGAGTACAGCGTCGGCGGGGCGACCATCAGCCTGTACGTTGACAACGTGCTGCAAGCGGTCACGGCAGTTGCGGCATACAACCCCTCGACCCTCACGGGCAGCGTTGAGATCCTTGCAGATGCCACCTCGGGGGGCACGTTCCGGGTCGCTCTCCGTGGACTGTGCTACGGCGGCACCGAGGAGACCATCACGGGCCTCCATCGCACCATTGGCCTGTTCAAAGGCGGCGATGAGGGTGAACTGGACAACTGGGCCTTGGTGCGGACTGACGGGCTCAATGTCCCGAACAGCAACCCAAGCTCGGTCATCACGGAGATGGATTGGCGGTCGCAGTGCTGGGTGAGGGTGTTCCTTGACCCGACCTTCGGCGCGAGCTTCATCCGACCCGACCTCGCCCCCCCTCCTGGGTACACCGGGAACTTCGCCACGCAGTCCATGGACCCGACGGCGGGTTGGGTGGTGATTGAGTACCCCCGCCTTCCCCGCACCACCCCAGAGGAGAAGTTTGGGTCCGTGGCCTTCGGTGCCCTGAACCCATCGGGCTCGGTGCGGTCCGTGTGGGACGACGTGCGGTACCGGGTGTTCACGAACACCTCGGTGGACTACACGGCACCCCAGGGGATGGTGCTCAACCGCTGGAACGTGGTCAACAGTGGTGAGTTCCTCAAGGACACCACTCCCCAAGAGGTGGTCGTGTCCAGTGTGACGACCAACCGGGTGTCTCTGCGCCCGTGCCACATCTTCGCGGACCGGGTGTTCGCGGTGCGGGTGGGTGGAGCCACCCTCCCGACGAACCTCTGGCGGTTCAACCGGGACAGCCAAGAGATCACCCTGGTGGTTGGTTTGCCCTCAAGTGGCTACCCCGTGAACGTGGTGTTCGCACCGGGCAAGACCATCACCACCACGTACCTCCAGACCCAACCCATCGAGGAGTCCCAAACCCTCCTCAACGAGGGCACGCCACCGATCCAGATGTCCCAGACGGGCACCTTCACGGTGTCCACTGTGTCGGGCGACGGAGGGCTGACACCGGCATTCCCGCCCGCCGTGCCTGCGGACCCGAACTACTTCCTCAGGGACCAGTACGTGGTCCGGTCGTTCGAGAACACAGAGCTCTACGAGAAGCTGGAGTTCTTCCAGCTTGGCAACAGTGGTGCTACCGGGCGTATTGCCTCGTACCAGGACGGTCCCGGGCTGGGTGAAGGCGTCCGTGACCTGGGCCTCACGGGGGATGTCCTCCGGGACAGCTACGCCGGGATGGGCGCTGCCCAGCGTGGGCGCGGACCCGGGGTGTACCCCCTGTCCCTCATGGCCTCGGGCGGCACCTTCAACGGCGGTGAGCTCGGGACGTACCGCTTCACCGACGTGGTGGTGACGGGCACCGGGGCATCCTACGAGGTCACCCGACCGTTCTCGGGGACAGCACCCACCACCACAGAGGCTGTCCCCCCGATGCTCTACGCCACAGGGCCGTCCGAGGGTGCTGTGCGCGGGACCAACACCGGGGCCATCAACCGCGAGACCCTGTTCGTCCTGCATGAGCTCCCGGCACCGGGCACGGTCACCGTGTGGACGGGTGCGAGTATCCGTCAGACCTGGGGCTGAGACCGTGTGGGCGTAATACACCCATGAAAGCACAGACCAAGGCCCTTCTCGCTACGTCCAAGAACGAGAAGGACGTGGAGAACGCCTACCGCGGGGAGTTCAACCAGAACCTCCCGTCGGTGGGCATCACGTCCCCACACGGGACGGACGGCTACGCCCAGTGGGGGACCGTGCGAGCTCTCCTTGAGTTCAAGTACGACAAGAACCTCAAGGTCCGCACGGACCAGTGTGGTGTGCTGGGGCAGATGGTCCTGTACCTCAAGAAGTTCGAGGCATCGGGCCAGCCCATGCCCAACGTCCTGTTCGTCGGGGACAAGAACGAGTGCTTCGCCCTGGATACCGCGGCGGTGCAGCGGTTCCTGTCCCTCCCCATCGACTGGAAGGTGGCCCCGTCGGCGGGCTCGCCCGACCTCACCCAAGCCCTGATTGCCGGGCTGGACGTGTCCCCGTTCGTGTTCGACGTGGTGGACTGCGATTTCAGGGACGTGATCGCCAAGATCGAGATGCTCGCCAAGGGTGAGGTTCATCGGGTGCGGGCCACCCTGTCCAACATCGCAGCCATGTTCGCCCAGTGGCAGGATCGCATCTTCCTCAAGACCTCGGGGTTGACCCCGGTGGAGCAGGTGGACGTGTTCCTGCGATGCCTGTTCAAGCCCGACGACGTGTACTCACACCCCACCAACAAGAACCTGTTGGTGGTCGAGGGTCGGAGGATCCCCGTCAACGGGCACCAGTGGGAGAGCTTCATCGGCCACTTCGTCCGGGGCTACAAGCCCAGTGAGGTTGAGGCGTTCTACGCGGCCAAGGACCGCCTCATGGAAGACGACGCCCGCCGCCGTCAGGGGGCGTTCTACACCCCGACCCTCTGGGTGGATGAGGCTCACAAGATGGTGAGCGAGGTGCTCGGTCCCAACTGGCGGGACGAGTGTGTGGTCTGGGACTGTGCCGCCGGGACGGCGAACATCACCCGCGACTACACCTTCCGTGACCTGATTCTCTCGACCGTCGAGAAGCCCGACGTGGACGTGATCCGTTCGCAGGGCTACAACCCGGGCGCGAAGCTCTTCGCCTACGACTTCCTCGGTGGACCGTCAAATGTGCTTCCAAGACTTTCGGGTGCAGATCGAACAGATCGCACCGACACCCACCCCAAAGGCAACCGCAAGGGGCGCAAGGCGTTCTCCAAGGGCTCTACGGGCGCGGATCTCCAGGACCTGATTCTCCGTGAGGACAGCGGTTCTGGTTTTCTCACCCCTGGCCCGGACCCAAGTCCGCATCCGTCCCTTACTCACGGCGTCAGCGAAGTTCTCAAGGTGAGTCCCGAGGAACAGGTGTGCGGGGTTGACGCAGGGGGGATTGTCACAGGTGTGACAGACCGAGAGATCCTTCGAGATCTCCCCGTTATGGATAAACCACGAGAGGCGGTGGGCCAGCGACCCCCCGCTCCAGTTTATTCTCCCGTATCCGTTGGGGTCCCGGCAACCCTGCCACTCCCAACATTCGGTGGGAAGCCCAGCCGTGACCCTACTCCAAAACCTGACTTCAGCGGGAGGATGCTTGATATGCCACACGTCGTTAAGACTGTACCGAAACAGTCTATCCGTCAAGGTGACGACTCCTCGCCGTTCTTCCCCGAAAAGAACGTGATCCCGAGTGACGTGGACGCGATGCTTCGGGGGGCGGCGAAGGCTGGGAAGCGGCTGGTGTTCTTCATGAACCCTCCCTACGCGGAGGATGGCGTGATGGGGGCAGAGGGAAACACCAAGAAGGGCGTGGCCCTCACGGCAACCAACACGGAGATGGGCAAAATGGGCCGGGCGGCTCGGCAGCTCTATGCCCAGTGCATGTACCGCTGTGCCAAACTGGCAGAAGGGTATGGGTTCAAGCACTACACCGTGGCGGCGTTCACCAAGCCCACGTACATGAGCTCGGGGAGCTACAAGGGTTTCCGGGAGTTCTGGTACAGCCGCCATGCCTATCGAGGCGGGATGCTCTTCCAGGCGTCCCACTTCGCGGACGTGTCAGGAGAATGGGGGATCTCATTCACCGTGTGGAGTGAGGGGCAGACCGACAGCACCGTCACCCTCCCTATCACGTTGAAGGACGTGGCGGACTTCAACGTGGTTCCCACGGGCACCAAGTCCATCTACAACAGTGTGGGCCGCGACGCATCGTCCTGGATTCTGAAGGGGCCAAAGGGTACGGGGGACTCACCCAAGTTCAGTAGCGGGCTCAAGGTACGGGAGGGCTATGTTGCGGGGCAGGCACCCGGCAGCCTTGGTGTGTTCTGCAACATGAGCAACAATGTGATGGAATCAGGACCAAACGTGTACCTTCTGAGTGGGAAGCCCTCACACAAAGGTTGCTGCCACGTTGATGTCATGCCCGGTGAGTCTTTTCGGCGCTGCATGGCCCTCTACGCTGCTCGCAAGCTGGTGGCCGGAACCTGGGTCAACGACAAGGACGAGTACCTCACCCCCACGGACACCGGCTCGGACGCCTACAAGCAGTGGAACGATGACTGCGTGGTGTACGCTCTACTGCACAACGCGAACAACTGCACCGCCATGAGGGACGTGTCCTACAAGGGCAAGACGTGGCGCATCAAGAACAACTTCTGGTGGAAGACCCGGGAGCAGTCCAAGGAGCTCTACGACCGACCGGACACCCAGGCCCTCTATGCGGACGTGAGGGGTGAGACGGAGGACAGCTACCTCGCCACCATCCTCCCGTCCCTCAACCTGTCGCCCGAGGCCCGGGAGTGCCTTCGGATCTTGGACACCTTGCTGGTCGAGACTCTCCCGCACCGTGAGAGCTGCGCCACGTCACGGCCAGAGCTCCACCTGATGGCCCACGACGCTGGGCTGTATCAGTTGAAAACGCTCTTCCGCGAGGTTGCGCCTATGGCGTGGAAAACACTCCAAATAGCTTTCAAGGCTCTGTCGGACCGCCTTCGACCCGGGGTGATGGATCACGGATTTCTGTTGCGGTAGTGGTGGCCATGCGGGCAAAGGATGCTGCCAGTCTCCCGGCCTTCATCCTCGCCACGGCTTCGGGAGTCCGTTTCTTGCCCCTATTGGCGGAGGCGGTTCTCTCTACTTGATCCCTTGGCTGAACTCTCCCTCTAAGTGCGTCAGCAGTTTTCTGGACAGCCTCGGGGGGCCTCAATCGTCCTGTCTTGAGGATCGCAAATCCCAACGGCCAGGGGGACTTCCTAGCGACACTGACGTGAGCAACCCAGCGTTTCACCAGCGCCTGAACGGTCTGCCCCACGTACTGCTTTCCCGTCACCTTGTTCGTGATGAGGTAGATGATCCCGAAAGGTTTGGCTGGAGTGCCCATGCTGCATGATAGCGCCACTTGGTCGTCAAGGGTAGGGTTTTAGGGCTATCACTGCGAGGATGACATGAGGCACAGCGACAAGGTTCCGACTCCCCAAGAATCCATGAAGATGGGTCTGGCCGTCGGGTTCGAGGACGGAACACGGACCCTCAAGGGCACTTACATCATCCACCTTGTGGACTCGGACACGGGGGAGGTGCTTCACCACTCGGAGCACTCGACGGTTGGGGAACCCTGTGGCGTTCAATAGGCCCCACACGGAAGAGGAGCGAGCAAGGGTTTCAGCCGCAGTGAAGCTGGCCTATGCAGAGGGGCGAAAGCAACCCGTCCGTGCACAACATCGGAAAGGGACCAAGCTCACCGATGCCCAGAAGGCTCAGATCAGTGCCACCTTGACCTCCGGTCACCACGTACCTTGGAACAAGGGTGCAGAGATGGGACCACGACCTGAGTCCGTGCGGCAACAAATCTCTGCCACCCTGACTGGGAGGTCCAAACCTATCGCGCCTGAGAAGGCCACGACATGGAAGGCAAAGATTTCTGCCAGCAAGAGGGGGAAGGCTCAGTCAACGGAGTCCAACGAGAAGCGGTCATCAGGGATGCTCAGGGCCTATGCTGAAGGCCGAAAGGTAGTGTCCGCCAAGTCTGGTTATGGGAAACGGGTGCCCTACCTATCACCATTCCAAGGGGTAGTGACTCTCCGATCCACGTCCGAGCTACAGCGGGCACAGGAGCTTGATGCTCTGAACCTCGTGTGGTTCTACGAGGTTCAGAGGTTCAGCGTGGCTCAGGGCACCCGCAAGCACACCTACACCCCTGATTTCTGGGTTGTTCCAGGAGTATCAAGGGTTGACGTACCCGAGGACTTCCGAACCTATCTCAGAAACCTCCCGGCACCTGCCGTAGATATTGAGGACGTGAAGGGATGGTGGGGGCCTAAGCATCGGACGTACGCCAAGATCCAGGCATTTCAGGAGCAGTACCCGGAACTGCGGTTTCGGATTGTTCAACGAGACGGTAGCAGGAGCCCGACATGTCTGACCTGATCACGAGCCCGAATTTCAAGGTGTCTGGGGAGTACATTTTTCACTTGGAGGATGCCACTACTGGAGAGGTCCTGGCGCATTTTCACAAGAAAAATCTTGTCACACTGGACGGCGGGGTCCTGGTGATGATCAACCTCGCGTCGGGCGGCACCCCCGTCCCGCCGTCGCAGCGTGGGCTCACCATGTTGGCCGTGGGCACGGGCGCGACGGGCCCGGTCCTTTCCCCGGACGCACCGGACCCCCGACAGCGTCGGCTCAACACCGAAATTGCCCGCAAAGCGTTCTCGCCCGGCGGGACGGTGTTCCGCAACGCGGTGGGGGCAGCAGTGAGCTACCCCACCAACGTGTGCGACTTCACGGTGACATTCGGGGTGGGTGAGGCCGTGGGGCCGCTCAACGAGATGGGGCTGATTCGTTCAATCGCCATGCCCCTCACTACGGCCACCAACCCGGTCCCGGCGACGTTTCCCGTGTACGACCCGACGATTGACCTGTCCACCTACGACATCCTCGCCAACTACACCACCATGGGGCAAGGGACTGGCCCCATCGGGAAACCCAACAACTCGGTCTTGACCCTCACCTGGAGGCTTTCGTCATAACCCTTACTTGGGACGGTGACTTCGCGATTCGCGAATAGCCCCGCTACAGCACCCCTACCCAACACCACCAGACATCCGTTTGGTCACGTAGCGTACCGACCGAGGGAGATGCCCCCAGGTTCTCCCTGACAGGATATTTCCGATGGACTCCTTGGTGAGCTTGTACTTGGTGGCAAGGTCCGAGACACGAAGACCGAGATCATAATCACAGATCACCAAAAGTGCCTGGGATTCAGTGATTTTAGCATTAGGGGCCAGTGATGGGGTGGGGGTTGGTCCTGTTGGTGTGGGGGACATCACATAAACCGATGCTTCCTCCGGCGATGTCACACCATTTCCACGATATTTTGCAATCTGGGTGCAAAAGAAGACAAACTCGTTCTCCGGGAATGAGCTTTTCATGGCGTTCACCTTCTTGTGGACCCATTGGACGTTGGACCCGGTGTAGCCCAGAGAGCTATCAATCCTGTCAAGCGACGCTGTGTCACAGCGTTTTCCAAATCCAATAGGTACACCGGAGAGGGCGCATTTCATGCCCTGCCGAAGAAACAACCCCCAAGCCCACTCGATGGTGATGGTGAACGGCAGACCTCTACTGGTGGCACCCCGTTGGATGCTGATCCAGTAGCGACCGGGCAACCCCTCGAACCCCTTGAAGTTATGGTGGAGTGATCCGACCGGGAGTTTTCGTGCGGCACAGCCACATGACTTGGTCCTCCCATTCTTCAATGACCCGACCGAAATGACCTTGCGTCCACCACAATCACATAGACATGTCGCAGAATAGGACCAGTTCCTGGAGTCGGACCTTGGTACATGGTGGAGCTCCAGGATGACCAGGGTACCGTATCGGGTACCCAAAAGGTGGGTGGGAGGGCGCGGAGTGCGGAGTTCCTGTTTCACACCAACTGTAACCCATAACGAAACTACTGATGGTTTCGTGTTGGAGTAAGATTTCTCCTATCAACACCACAGGCAAGGAGACCGCCTATGAAAGACATCTGCTACGTCATCGACACCTCCGTTCTCATCCACGACCCGTACTGCCTCTCGTCTTTTCGAGATGTGTCTGTAGCGGTCCCTCTTTTCGTGGTGATGGAGCTCGACGACCTGAAGGTGAGCCCTCGGTACGAGGTGGCATCGTCTGCTCGTCAGGCGTCTCGGAGGATCTCGGACATCGTGTCTCTCGGAGACGTGAACAGTCCGGGCGGGATCAAGGATCCCAAGACCCAGAGCACCTTCTACATGGTGGGTCAGGAGACCCACTTTGAGAGCATTGAGAACACCACCCTCTCTCGGAAGATGGACCTCCTCATTCTGGGTGAGGCCCTCATCCTCCAGGACAGGTTCGTCCACAAGAAGGTGGTCCTGGTCACCAAGGACGTGAACCTTCGCATCCTCGCCACGGCGAAGGGCCTCCGGGCCGAGGACTACCGCAAGGACCGAGTGGACGCCAACGACGTTCCCACGGGCGTACACGAGGTGGCCCTTGACGACCTGGATGCCCTCCAGTCCCTGTACGGGCGGGAGCCTCCTGCCAGTGTGGAGGGGGTGGACCTGTCTGGGGTGAAGCCCAACGAGTTCCTGAAGTTCTCGGACGGGCAGTTGTTCCGGTGGACTGGGGCATCCCTCCGTCCCACCCAGAAGTCCCACAAGGTCCGGTTCGAGCCCCGGAACGACGGCCAGCGCATGGCGCTGGACCTTCTCATGGACCCCAAGGTCCAACTGGTGATCCTCCTGGGGATGGCGGGCAGTGGCAAGGCCCAGCCCCTCGATGCCAAGGTGATGACCCCGACGGGGTGGAAGGTCATGGGGGAGATCCTCCCTGGTGACACCGTGATGACCCCGCAGGGTGAGACAGCAACGGTTCAGGCAGTGTTCCCGCAAGGGGCCAAGGACATCTACCGGGTTCACTTCACCGATGGGAGTTCCACGGAGTGCTGCAAGGAGCACCTGTGGCAGACCCAAACCGTTCCAGACCGGACCTATGGTCGAACGGGCACCGTCAAGAATCTGGAAGAGATCATGGGGACTCTCCGGTACGGGAGAAACTCCAAACGCAACCACTCGATCCCGATGACGGAGCCTGTGCCGTTCGCGGCTCGCCCCCTCCCCGTGGACCCCTATCTGATGGGGTGTCTCCTTGGGGATGGGTCCATGGTTGGGGGCGGTCCCACTCTCTCATCGGATGACCCGCAACTCATCGAGGAGTGCCGGGAAATCCTCGCTCAGATGGGTTGCACACTCACTCACAAGAGCGGGTGCGATTACGCGATCCTGGGCTGCGGGAAGGGGGGGCCTGCGGGGATGGCCTTCTCCCGGCTGGACCCCAAGACCGGAACCAAAAAGGACTATGCCTCTTTCCAGGAGGTCGAGAAGGATGGCTTCACGACCGCCGTGTACCGAGCCTGTGATGGTACCTCGTCACATCACCACGGGTACCAATGGAGGAGCATGGACCCGGGGACACAGTCCACCCATGCTCTGAAAGACGCACTGATGGGGGTGGGCCTGTGGGGCAAGAAGTCCTACGAGAAGCACATCCCCAACGAGTACCTGTTTTCCTCAATCCCGCAGCGCACAGCCCTGTTGCAGGGTCTGATGGACACAGACGGTACAGCGGGGAAATTTGGTGGTGTCAGCTTCACCACTACCTCCCCCCACCTGTGCGAGGGCGTGAAGAATCTCGTTCAGTCCCTTGGGGGGACGGCCTCGGTGGGCTCCAGGCAGACCTCCTACACCTACAAGGGCGAGAAGCGTCTGGGTCGGGTGTCTTACACCTTGCACTTGTGCCTCCCGAACGACCTCACCCCATTCCGCCTCGCCAGGAAGCAGGAGCGAGTATCCCCCAGGGTGAAGTACCACCCCAGGAGGTACATCGACCGGGTGGAGTACGTCGGGACGAAGGAGGCCCAGTGCATCCTCATTGACCACCCGTCCCACCTCTACCTCACGGACGATTACATCGTCACGCACAACACGCTCATGGCGCTGCAAGCGGGCCTTCAGCAACTCACCACCCACTACGACAAGATCATCCTGTCCAAGCCCGTGGTGCCCATGGGTCGGGACCTGGGGTTCCTCCCGGGTGACCTGGGTGAGAAGATGCACCCGTGGATGATGCCGTTCTTCGACAACCTGGACCAGATCATCGGGACAGACAAGAAGGACAACGCTCGCAAGAACGTCAAGGAGCGCAACTGGGAGCAACTCCTGGAGTCGGGCCAAGTGGAGATCCAGCCGATGCACTCCATCCGTGGGCGCTCCATCCCTCGGGCGTTCATGCTCTTCGACGAGTGTTTCCCCGGAACCCAGAGGATCGCCACATCTGACGGGAACAAGACGATCAGTTGGATCTACAATCAGTGGCGCATGGGGCGGGATGTCCCTGCCATTCTGTCTTTCAACGAGGCATCAGGGCAATGGGAACACAAGAAAGTCACCCATGCGTGGAAGCGGGATCCCCGCGACCTGATGATGTTCCGGTGTGCCAACCAGAAGGTGCGTGTGACCCCCAACCACAGGTTTTTCGGGGCCAAAGGCTGGATTGAGGCTGGAGACCTCAAGGTTGGGGACATGCTCCGCACTACAGTTCCAGCGCGACACCAGATCATCTCCGCTCTCAATGAGGACCAGCGTCAGGTGGTTCTGGGGTCATTCCTTGGGGATGGTCACATCTCCAAGTGTGGTCTCAACAGGTACCGGATGTCTGAGCCCCATGGGATCAACCAGTCGGACTACTGTGCGTGGAAAGCATCCATGTTTGGGGTGAGTCCGACAGAAATCCCGCCCAGCTATGGGTCAACCCCCCTGACCAAGTTCACCACCAAGGTGTTCGGCTGGGATGCTGATTTCCCCGAGCGGAAGGGCCACTGCCCTCAGTGGGTACTGGATGCCATGGATGTCCGTGCTCTCGCTGTCTGGTACATGGACGATGGGAGTGTCGTCCAGGCTCGGGAGAAGGACTGTGGGGCCACCCTCTACACATGTTCCTTCGATGAGGAGAGCCATGACCGGATGGTAGACACCCTTCGCATGAAATTCAGCGTGGATTGCTTCCACAGGTTGGACAACTACGGCGATGGGCGGTCATACCGTGCAATCAGGCTGTCTGCCAATGGGTTCCGCACTCTTCGGGATCTCATCTCCCCCTATGTCCACCCAAACCTGTACTACAAGCTCAAGGGTGCCACCAACGGGATCCTTTACGGAACCCCGTACAACTGGGACCACACC